TGTAAGGTATTTAAAAGATACACACTTAATATATGTAGTAGTACTAAAATATTATGTATTTAACCGGGTGATGCCAGATTATAAAAAGCAAATAATCGATTTTCAAAATGCGTAACGCACCTATGAAATTTCAAACAAAACAAAATAGCGCCGCTATCAGAGAATTAACAAATTTAAACAAAATGTCACAGGAACAAATTGAAAATCAAACTAATGTTGTAGCAAACATTAACAATACATACAATATCAAGAGAATGAATAAACCAATTAACAAAATGAACGGAAGATATATTAAGAAACAAACTAGTGTTGTAGCAAACACTAATCAAATTAATACTGAGGAAGACAACGATCTATCTCATTATTACAAACCAAGTAGGAGTTATGATGAATCATCAGATTTTAAACTCCCAAGTGCTTTTTTAAGTAAGAACGGTAAGTTTGATACTAGTAAGAAGTACTGGGGACTTAAAGATCAAAAGTGGCAATCAAATCGAAGCTATGACCATGTAGGTTCTGGAAAGAAAACAAGTGGTTATAACAAGAAAGGAAAGGTACAAGGTGACCATATTAAACATAACCCTAGAATCTTACCAAAACAAGTCTTTAAGAAGAGAGAGGAATTAAAACAAATTGCTGAATCTTATAGAGAGAATAAGTTTTGGCAAGATGAATATGAATCAGAAGAGGACGAAGAGTATACTAATAATACTAAGAATTTTTATCTTCAATTTTTAAAGGACGACCTTAAACCAAGAACGGAGATAGAAGAAGATAAAGAGTTTAACGATATTATTAGAGAACTTGATGACATCGAACAAGAAATGGAAATTAATGAAGAAGATGTTATCACACCAGTACAGTTAGATATTAGTACACCAACTATTGAGGAATTACCAGAAGTTTTCCCTACATTAGATGGTGTTACTATGGATCAATTAATAGCTATGCTAGGTGATTCCGAAGATGAAGATATTTTAGCAGCCATGTTAGGTAGACCAAGAAGTACTCAAGGTCTATCGATTGCTCTATCATATTTGGGAGAAGCTATAACAGCTCTATCTTCAACTGTTGGATTATATTATGGTTACCAAATCTTTTCAAATGTATCAACAGTGGTTAACTCTATGGACGCAACCACTATTGTATCTTTATTGAAAGATTATGTTCTTGACCTTATATACATACTGACAGTCTTTGGAAAGTACTATTATGGTTCATTAACTATAACTGACGCCTCGTGTATGTTATTG